CGGTAGGTGTATCGTTCATCGCTTCTAACAACGGTGGAGCTGGAAACGTTCTAACTACACGAGTTCAAGCTTCTATCGCTTCAGGCGTTGCTACAATTGAAATGGTAAGCAATCCAAATCAATCGATTGCTCCAGACCCAGCTCTTAGCCAAGGCATCGGATCACAAATCATCCTTCAATGCCGTGACTATGCAGGTGCTCTAGTAGCTCCAGCTCCTGGATCAATTATCAGTTTGAGTTTCTACCTAAGCAACTCTTCTGTAACAGTTCAGGGCGAATAATCTAACCTCTAGCAAAGATTGAGGTTTTAAATGGCAGTGCCGGGTATACCCCAACAGTTTTACGTCCAGACCGCTAACCGACAAAACTTGGTTAGCTGGGCGTTATCACCAGGGGCTACTTCTTATATAGTTCAAAGGAGCTTAGATAACGTTACGTACGCAGTACTAGTGACGGTATCGGGCTCCCCTTTGGCTACATCTTACTTAGACACCACAGTTACGGCTGGTACACAATACTTTTATAAAGTCGCTGCCTCTAACGTAGACGGCGACAGTCCATATACTGCCCCACAATCAGCAGTACCGACACCAACAGGTGAAATGAGCTTAGGCCAGATCCGTCTAGCCGCTCAACAGCGTGCTGATAGGGTTAACAGCCAGTTTGTAACGCAACCAGAATGGCGTGGGTACATTAACCAGGCTATGTTTGAGCTATACGACCTATTAGTAACCGTATACGAAGACCTATACGTAGCTACGCCTATACAGTTTACATCTGATGGCACTACCTTCCTATATAACCTACCAGACGGTGCTACGACTTATAACAGCGGCATCAACCCTAACAATACGTTAGTGGCTGAGCCCTTCTATAAGCTAATAGGATGCGACCTGTCTTTAAACAGCGCTAACAACGGTTATGTTACCATCAATAAGTTTCAATTCAGCGATCGTAACCGGTTTGTATACCCCAATACCGCAAGTACGATCTATGGTGTGTTTAACCTTCAATACAGGCTATTAGGCCTTAATAAGATTGAGTTTATACCTACACCAAGCGCTGGTCAGCAAATACGTCTATGGTACATTCCAAGGCTTACAGAGCTCCTTCAAGACACAGATACCACAACAACCGGTATCTCAGGCTGGATTGAGTATGTAATTGTTAGAGCAGCTAAATATGCATTAGATAAAGAAGAATCAGATACGACCCAACTTAACCAAGAACTGTTATTCCTTAAAGCACGCATTGAAGAGACTGCGGCTAATAGGGATGCTGGGATGCCCGAGAAGATCAGTGATACCAACCAAGGTAACTGGGCTAACGGGTGGTCAGGTGGTCGTAACGGCGGCGTAGGTGGCTTCTAATGGCACTGCCTCAAGGACTTCCTTTATCAATGATGGCCAATACCTGGGCTTCAGCACTAGACCCGGTATTGAACAATCCATTAGTCAAAGGATCTCTTTTGAATAACATAAGCTTAATTAATGGTACGACAGTGGTCAACCATAAGTTAGGTAGGAAGCTACAGGGCTGGATTGTAGTGGGAATTGATGGTGCAGCGGCTATCTATGATAACCAGGCATCTAATCAAACGCCTCAGTTGACATTATCGTTAACTAGCAATGCAGCAGTAGTGGTGAACTTATGGGTATTTTAATGTTATTTCTAGGCATATCAATACCTGTAATAGGAATGATAGTACTTTTTAACGTGGTTGGTGAATAAATGAGCTATACATTAAGTCCTAACATGTCCCTAGTGATACCAGGTGTCGGCACGCAAGGCGGACCTCAGTACGCTAGCGACATTAACGCAAGCTTAACCATCATAGATAACCACACGCACACAGCAGGTGCAGGTGCCGCAATCACCCCTGCAGCTCTAAACATCAACGCTTTAATGGATTTCCAACAGAACTTCGCTATTAATGTAGCTGGAGTGACGTTTTACGCTCAAGCTACAGCACCAGCAGTCGGTACAGCTTACCGCAATGGCGATGACCTATACTTCGTAGATGGATTAGGTAATGACATTAGGATCACAGAGTCAGGCGGAGTTGCAGGTACCCCAGGGTCCATAGCTAACCTAGTGCCACCAGCATCAGCATCCTATGTATCAGGCTCTAGTACATTTGTATTCCAATCAGCAGCTAACGTATCAGGTAACATAGATGGCGGCTCGATTATCCTTAGAAACCTAACACTTAGCTCTAATGGCGTTACAATCAGCGCCCCGGCGGCGTTAGCAGCTAACTATAGCCTAACACTTCCAGCGTCATTACCAGGTGTAACTAGCATCATGGCCCTTAACTCAAGCGGTGCCATCTCTACTACATTGGTTAGCGGTGCTCAAATAGACTCCCTAACAATTACAGCTGGTAATATAGCTAACAATGCTATCACTACCGCTAAGATCCCAGATCTAGCTGTAACTAACGCTAAGCTTGCAATACCTAACATTGATGGGCCTCAGATATCAAGCTTCAGTACAGCTTCTACGTCGTTTGTAGATATGGGGCTAACCGCTACTATAACCACAACCGGACGCGCTACCTTGCTATCGCTAGGGCCTTTTGGTGGTGGTGGAAATAAGTTCTATGCCTTTGGTATCACCTACGAGATTAGATTAGAACGAAATGGATCTAACCTAATGACTGTAGCCTTTGACTCGGTAGTAGCTACTCAGTCTAACCCAGGTTTCACGTTCCTAGACTCAGGCGCTCCAGCGGGTACAAATTTATATAAACTTTACTTAAGATCAGTAGACAGTAACACAGTACAAGTTAATTCGTTTCAATTAACAGCAATAGAGTTATAATGGCATTACAGAAAACGCCTGTTAGTGTTAACTTCGCTAAAGGCCTAGAGACTAAGTCTGATCCGTACCAGGTACAACTTGGTAACTTTCTTGCTTTGCAAAACTCAGTGTTCACAACCACCAATCGTTTAACAAAACGTAATGGTTTCGCTAACATAACTACATTACCTAACACTGAGCAGACCACCATTACAACATTAAACGACAATCTATTAGCTACAGGGTCAAACCTATACGCTTTTAGCCAAGATACTAACCAATGGCTTGATCAAGGTGTAGTACAACCAGTACAGTTAAGCACTTTACCAATTGTTAGGTCATCCACTAGTCAATTTAGCCCAGACATGGCCTTAACGTCTAATGGCCTAGCATGCACAGTATACATCGATAGCGGGCAAACTTACTACCAGGTGTCAGATAGCACTACAGGTCAGCTAATAGTACAAAGAACTCAGCTACCTACAGGGTCTGTTAACCCTAGAGTGTTTTTATTAAATAGATACTTTGTAGTAACATTTGAAATCACTATACTAGCGACGCCTCATTTGCAGTTTATTGCAATACCGATAGCATCGCCTAATAGCCCATTACCGGCAACGGATATCAGTACATCCCTTAGCGCCCTTCAAGCGGCATACGATGGCTACGTAGCCAATAACGTGCTATACGTAGCATGGTCAGGGCCAGCAGCGACAGTTAAGATTGCATCAGTATCAGCTACTTTAATAGTATCTACAACTAAGACACTAACCAGTCAAACGGCTGATATAATGTCAGTTACGGCAGATACGACAGGTAGTACACCTACAATATGGCTAGCATTCTATGATTCAGGCACATTAGCCATTAACGTAGCAGCTTATGACCATGCCCTCAATACGCTTATATCACCAGCTACCATCAACTCGGTAGCCATTAATAACCTGGTGAGTATAGCAACTGATGGCCTAATGACTGTGTTTTACGAAAACGACAACAACTATTCATTTACGCCTAACCTTCAAACTGACTTCATCACTAGACAATCGATCACAGTAGCAGGTGTTATTAGCCCAGCCGTAGTCATCTTGAGATCAGTAAACATAGCATCTAAGCCGTTTATGAAAGATGACACTGGGGTTATATACCTCATGTGCAACTACGTATCTGAAGCCCAGCCTACCTACTTTTTAATTGACCTAGATGGTAATATATTCATGCGGTTAGCCTACGCTAACTCTGGCGGCAATGCTCAGTCACAGGTATTACCATCGGTAAGCATGCTAGACTCAGTGTTCTACTACCCATACTTAGTTAAAACTAATATAACCTCAGTTAATAAGAACACAGACCTACCAACTGGCACACCAACTAACCCAATTTACGCTAGTCTTGGCATCAATCTTGCAAAGTTCTCTATTAACACTTCAGGCCAATACAGCTCTGAGATAGCCAATACCTTACACCTGACAGGGGGGCAGTTGTGGCAATACGATGGTGTTAAACCAGTCGAGCAAGGCTTCCACATCTACCCAGACGGTAACAACGGCAGCACAGTAACAGGCGCTGGTAACCTTACAGCTCAGACCTACTACTATGTGTTCACATATGAATGGACGGACAACCAAGGTAACATCCATAGATCAGCGCCATCAGTACCGTTTCAGATTGATACCACTACGGCTAGCTCCACTAATACGCTTTATGTACCTACCCTACGGCTTACATATAAGACTACACCTAACCCAGTTAGGATCGTAGGATACCGCTGGAGTGTAGCACAACAGGTCTATTATCAGTTTACCAGTATATCAAATCCAACCATGAACGATCCGTCGATCGATAGTGTTACATTTACAGACACATTGGCTGATAGCTCGATCCTAGGTAACCCTATCCTATATACTACAGGCGGCGTCCTAGAGCATATAGCACCACCTGCGTCTATCCATACAGCATTGTTTAAGAATAGACTATTCCTTATTAGCGCTGAAGATCCTAACCTATTGTGGTACTCCAACCAGGTGATCTCTAACGTACCAGTGGAAATGTCAGACTTATTAACTATTTACGTAGCTCCGACATCAGGTGCTCAAGGCTCCACTGGAGCTATGACAGCCCTATCAGCTATGGATGATAAGCTTATTATATTTAAACGAGATGCAATCTATTACATAACAGGGAATGGGCCAGATGTCACAGGAGCAAATAATGATTTTGGTGATCCTATTTTTGTTATTTCTAGCGTTGGTACATCTAACCCTAACTCCATAGTATTAACGCCTAACGGCGTTATGTTCCAATCTGATAAAGGTATATGGCTATTAGGCAGAGACCTAGGCACTAGCTATATCGGAGCACCAGTTGAGGCATTCAACAACCAAACCGTTCAATCAGCTGAGGTTATACCAGGTACTAACCAAGTTCGATTTATTTTGAACAACGGTATTACTTTGATGTATGACTACTTCTTTAATCAATGGGGTACATTCACTAACGTTACAGCTATCTCAGGTACATTATATCAAGGCCTACACACCTATTTAAACGCTAGTGGCCAGGTGTATCAAGAGACACCAGGGGTTTACCTAGACGGCTCTAACCCAGTCCTAATGAGTTTTACGACATCGTGGATCAACGTAGCAGGGTTGCAAGGCTTTGAGCGCTTCTATTTCTTATACTTATTAGGTACTTACTACACACCATTCAAACTAAACGTACAGCTAGCCTATAACGATAACACTAACGCTCATC